CCCGCAGATCGGACACCTGAATACCGGCCTCGTGGAGCCGCAGGTGGTTGTTCGTGATGCGGATGTGGTTGGTGTTGAAAAGGGCGATCTGGTTACGGCGGAAGGCGGAAGTTATGTCGTCGTGCGCGTAGAACCGGATGGAACAGGTGTCACAGCGCTGATCTTGAGGCCGGAAGCATGAGTGAAACGTTGCGAATTGAAATCGATGTCGACCGGGCGCTTGCGATTTTGCGGGAATTAAGTCCCAGTTCAATGCAAGCCGCATGGCGCAGGACACTGCGCAAAACTGGTGTATGGATAAAAAGCCAGACCGCTAAAGCGGTTTCCAAAGAAACCAAGATTCCGCAAAAAGTATTGCGGGCGCGTATCAGTTATTACAGCAAATGGGATGGAACCGGTAAGGTATGGCTTGGACTTAACCCGCTGGAAGCACACAGGATTGCGTATGGCCAGGCGCATAATGCCGGTAGGGGCGTGACAGTGGGACGAAACAGATTCCCCGGTGCATGGATGATGCCGGTGTATGCCGGAAAGTCCGGTCAGCGCCGTTACACCGGTAAAGAAATTGTCATGCAACGCATTGGCAAAAGCAGGTTGCCCATTGAAAAAGTGATGTTCGATTGGGAACAATCAGGCAGGAAATCATTGGAAATCGTTGCTGAAAGAGTAAAAGAACGCTTAATGGTGATCCTCCAACAAGAAGTCAACTACGAAATCCAAAAAGCCATCGGGAATGCCAGGTAAATCATGATCGAGAACCTAAAGCAGTTGGATGACGCAATCATTGCCGGTTTGCAAAGTAAATTAACTGGTATCTCTACGGTTGAAGCTTACCCGGTCATTCAGCGGCGTATCAATATTCCGGCTGTACTGGTAGAGCTGTCTGAGATCGATGCCGGTGCCGATCCTGGAACCAATGAAACGGCACTGATCGGCCATTTCCAAGCGCGAGCCATTGTCGATCCCGTTTTGCCCGATTCCTACATGCAAGTGCGCGAACTCGCCGCATGTATCGCGGTGGCGATTACGCATGAAACATGGGGCTTGGAAATCGGCGTATCTAAACTGCTGCAAATTGGCGAAGATGCTTTGAAGCCGGAACTGGACGGGTACCTGGTGTGGATGATCGAATGGACACACGAATTCCACTTGGGTGAACCGACTTGGCCGTACCCGGATGAAACCGGATTAACTTTAATGCTTGGTCTATACCCGGATACCGGTACCGGAAAAGAAAATCTGTATTGGGAATCCGGCACCGATCCGGAAGCGCCGAATGAATAACGATTTCCCGCAATCCGAAACCGACCGGTTGGTGTCCAGCATGCTGATGTTCGGCACCATTGAAGATGTCGATCACGCTAATGCAATGGTCCGCGTGCGCTCCGGTGATTGGGTTTCCGCCTGGCTGCCGTGGAGTGCGCAAGCAGCCGGTGAAGTGCGCCACTGGAGACCTCCTTCAATCGGTGAACAGGTCATCATTCTGTCGCCATCCGGCAGGCCGGAACAAGCGGGCGTGCTACCGGGTTTTTATACCACCCAGCACGCCGCGCCCAGCAGCGACGATAAAACTGTTTTATGGGAGCTCCCTGCGGGTTTCAGCTTCATCATCCGCGTAGGAGCATCCACTTTCACCATGACCAACGAAGGCGTCACCATCGATGCGCCGCGAATCGATCTTAATTAATCAATATGCCTGCGGTAACGAGACTCGGTGACATCTGCACCGGTCACGGTTGCTGGCCGCCTCGGCCAAGTTCTTCAGCCAGCCCCAATGTATTCGTGAATGGTATTCCGGTGCACCGGCAAAGTGACAGCTGGGCAACGCACTGCTGCCCATCGATTCCGGAATGCCATGATTCAATTTTGCAGAGCGGCAGCAGCACGGTGTACTGCAACGGATTGCAACTCGGAAGGATCGGCGATCCGGTGGCGTGCGGTTCCAACGTGGCAACCGGCAGTAATAATGTTTTCTCAGGGTAAATTTTGTTAAGGAGTTGAAATGGCAAAAACAGACAAAGCCGAAGCTTCGGCAGCGCCGGTTGTATTCAGAGACCAAGCCTTCAAAAGCCGCACCATCGTACTGAATGACGGCCGCGCTTTTGCGGTAGAAAAATCCACGATTGAAGCAACCGATGCGGCATTGATCGCGCATCTGGATAACCATCCCGATTTTGAACGTACCTAAAAATGCAATCGCTAACCGGCGTTAACCGGCAAAGCGGCCGGCCGCTGTCGGGTTATGAACATCTCAAGCAATCGATTACCGACATCCTAACCACACCGGTCGGCAGCCGCGTGATGCGCCCGGAATATGGCTCGCATTTGCCGCGCATGGTGGATTTGCCGGTGAATAAGGGGTGGATATCGGCGGTGCAAGCGGAAATTTCCCGCTCGCTAGGGCGCTGGGAACCGCGCCTGAAGCTCTCGCGCGTAAATGTCGTGGCGGTGGTGGATGGCCGCGTGGATATGAAAATCGCCGGGGAATACCTGGGTGAAAGCGTACTGATTGAGGTCATCGCGTGACAACCATTGATTTAACCAAGATCCCCGCGCCGGATGTTGTTGAAGCGCTGGATTTCGAGGAAATTTACCAGGAAATTCTGACCGGTTTCAAAGCGCTGTACCCGGATTGGACGGCCGCGCTCGAATCCGATCCGGTGGTGAAACTGCTGGAGCTGGCCGCTTACCGTGAAACTTTGCTGCGGGCGCGTGTCAATGATGCCGCGCGGGCTTGCATGCTGGCGTATGCAACCGGCGGCGACCTGGAAAATCTCGCTGCATTGCTGGGCGTGACCCGTCTTGTCAGCGGCAACGACGCGGAAAGCGATGACCGGTTGCGCCTGCGGGCGCAAATGGCGCTGGAAGGCGTGACGGTGGCGGGCAGTCACGGCAGTTACGTGTTTCATGCGTTATCGGCATCCAATCTGATCAAGGATGTCGCAGTCGATAGCCCGGCTCCGGGGCAGGTGCGTGTCACGGTGCTGTCGACCGGAAGTGATGGAACACCGGATGCCGGATTGATTGACACTGTCGATGCTTATTTGTCCGCTGAAACGCGCCGCCCGCTGACCGATGAAGTGGCCGTGGAAGCGGCGGAAATCGTGCCGTTCGCGGTAACTGCAACGCTGCAAATATACCTCGGCCCGGCATCCGCGCCGATTCTGGCCGCGGCGCAAACGGCAGTGGAAGCATATGTTTTTGAACACGCAAAACTAGGCATGGATGTGACGCTGTCCGGTTTGTACGCGGCATTGCATCAACCCGGAGGTGTCAAAAAGGTCGTGCTTGCTAGTCCTCTGGCCGATGTGACGATAGGGCCAAGACAGGCATCGCATTGCACCGGCATCACGCTGACAGCGGAGGTGGTGACCGATGGCTAATTCTCTGCTGCCGCAAAACCAGACTGCGCTGGAAGCGGCCATTGCCAATGCAACCGAATCGGCGGTTTCGCCGGATGTGATCGCGAAACTGTGGGACGCGGAAAACTGCCCGGCCGAATTGCTGCCTTGGCTCGCCTGGGCCTTGTCGGTGGACGATTGGGACGAAACCTGGGACGAAGCGACGCAACGCCGCGTGATCGCCGCCAGCATCGACATTCACCGCAAGAAAGGCACCGTGGGCGCGGTATTGCAAGCGCTCACCAGCCTCGGGCACGAAGGGCGGCTGGTGGAATGGTGGCAAACCGAACCGCAAGGCACGCCGCATACGTTCAAAGCCGAAGTCGATATCAGCAATCGCGGTATCGATGCGGCGGCGATTGCGGCGATCCGGCGGCAAATCGACGCGGCAAAGCCGGTGCGCAGCCATTACGGCCTGGAATTGATCGCGCGCTCCAATTTGAATGTGCATGCGGCAATTTCGTGTTTGTACGGCCAGATTATAGAAATCCATCCGTATCAGATCACCGAACTGACATCGCCGGATTTAGCGGTGCACTCGGCGATTAGTGTGCATGTGACGCAATCGATAACGATTTACCCGCTCGAATAAGGATTAATCAATGACGCAAACATACTACGGCTTCTTGACCGATACCGGCCTGGCCGAATGGGGCAATGCGGAAGTGTCCGGGTTGACGCTGCCGATCACGCACATTGCTATCGGCGACGGTAACGGCAGCGCGGTTACGCCTAATCAGTCAATGACTGCGCTGGTGCATGAAGTGCATCGAT